TTTAAGTCATTATACTATATATTATGGTTATGAAGAAATATTATTTTTTAGCTAGTTTACCACGCACAGGTTCCACATTGTTGGCAAGTATATTAAACCAACACCCTAATATACACGCATCAGCTACAAGTGCTTTATTGGATTTATTAGTTGCTCAAGCCAATGCAGTTCAATTCAATAGAGGATTGTATGAAATTACTGCGGAACAAGAAATTAATTTATATCTTAATATGTTTGAGTCATATTATAAAAGCATAAATAAAGAATTTATTTTTGATAAACATAGAGCTTGGCCCAATCTAATTAATCCATTGAAAAAAATGGGTTTTGAAAATCCTAAAATGATAGTTACTTTAAGACCTGTTCCTGAAATAATTACATCCTATATTTCATTAATTAAAAAGAATCCTACCTCTCCAAATTTCATTGATGAGTTATTAACCAAGAAAGGTATAGAAATCAATGATAAAAATAGAGCTATGACTATTTGGAGTGATTATGTATCTATTCCTCATTCAGTTATTGTAAATGCAATTAAAACAAATAAAGAAAACCTTTTGTTTCTTCAATATGATGATATTGTAAACAATCCAAATAAAGTATTAACAGACGTTTATAATTTTTTCGGTATTGAATCATATGATGGTTACGATTTTAATAATATTCAAAACAACCAAGCGGAAAAAGATGAAAGTGGTTGGAAGTTAAAAGATTTACATAAAATTAGACCGCAATTAAAGAAAGAAAGTGCGTCACCTACAGAAGTACTAGGTGAAGCTTTAGTAGACTATTTTTCACAGTTTAATATCAAAATATAAAAAATAAATAAAAATATAGAAATATACTTATACATATATGAACAAACAAATATCCGAATTTACAGAAGTAGAATTAAAGGCTATAGCTTATGACGAATTAGCTAAACTCCAATCGGCTCAATCAAATCTAAGAGCTATTAATGAAGAATTAGCTAAGAGGAATCAACAAGCTCCTCAAGACAATATTCAAGTACAACCAAAAACTATTTAATTATTATGTCTGATACGATTAAGTTAACTCAGGATGAATTGGATGAACTAAAAAATATCCAAAATTCGTACCAAGATAAAACTTTTGCTTTTGGTCAACTTTATATAGAAAAGCTCAATTTAAATGAAAAAGAAAAAGAAATTGAGACTATGGAAGATAAATTAAAACAAGGTTTAATTGATACTCAAAAATTAGAACAGTCTTGGATGGAAAAAATTACTTCAAAATATGGAGAAGGTAATCTTTCACTTAAAGATGGTACATTTACTCCTGCAAAAAAATAAAAGTTAAATATACTGATAAATATTCAAAACGCATAATTAATTTTATGCGTTTTTCATTTTTAATATTTTATAAAAATATTTATATATGTGAATCATGATAGAGACATGTACGAAGAATATAATGATAATAATATTCATCATGTGGAAAATGGACCTGATTATGGAAATAGTAATGGAAAATTAAAATGGTCCGAAAATCGTCATTCCATTTATTATTTACTACCTATAATTTCTGATAAATATAAAATGTATAATATACTTAATATTAGTATAAGGACCATTTAAGATATAAGGACCATATTAATTACTAATATTTAATATGTTTATATTATGCTTTATTTATTCACATTTGTCAACTTTTTATATTAAATATTAATATTTATATTAAATGATTAAGTTAAAAAACATACTAAATGAAATTTTTGACACCAATTTATTAGAAAATAATGGTGATTATAAAATATTTTGTGATTTGGATGGTGTTCTTGTAGATTTTGATAAAGGTGTTAAACAACTCACTGGCGGTATTAGTTTTGAAGATTATGTTAAAATTAAAGGATATGATAGTTTATGGGATGTCATTAATAAAAATGGTAGTATTTGGTGGGCTACCCTACCTTGGATAGCTGAAGGTCATAAATTATGGAGCTTCATTAGAAATAGAGATGTAACTATATTAACCGCAGGAAGTACTAAAAATTCAGGTAAATTAGCCATTGAAGGTAAAAAAGACTGGTGTTTAAAAAATTTAAGTGCAATCATCCCCGTCATAGTCACAGATAGTAGTCACGATAAACAAAAATACGCAAAACCAAATTATATACTCATAGACGACTTATCATCAAATATCAATGAATGGAAAGCCAACGGAGGAATAGGTATATTACATGTAAATGCAACTCAGACTATCAACGAATTACAACAAATTTTACGTCAATGAGAATTTATAATGATACTTTAAATCCCGATATCTGGCTTAATGAAAATGAAATTAAACCAGAAATAAGAACTAAGTTACTTCAAATAGCTAACGATTTCTATAAACAAAGTAAATTATCTATTCCTATTAAAGATATACTCTTATTAGGAAGTAACGCAAACTATAACTGGACACCCACTAGTGATTTAGATACACACATATTAATTGATTTTAATAAGATAGGTATGTCCCCAGAAGATGCCAAAGAATATACCAACCTAATAAAATATAAATGGAACACAGAACATGATATACATATAAAAACTTATAACGTAGAAATGTATATTCAGGATGCGTCTGCCAAAAATGCCTCCACTGGTATTTATAGTTTATTAAATAATACTTGGATTACTAAACCCGTAAAACAAAATGTGGTTCTAGATAAAGAATTAATACAAAAGAAATACAGCGATATAGTTACTCGTATCCATGAAGCCATTAAAGAACAAAACCTAGAATCCATGAAAAATGTACTCAAAGATGTATATGACCTACGTCAATCAGGATTAGACAGAGCTGGAGAATTTAGTACAGAAAATGTTGTTTTTAAATTATTAAGAACCAAAAATCACCTAGATAATCTAAGACAAGCCATTGATAAAGCTTACGATAAAACAGTTAGTGTGGGTTAATATAAATAAACTTACTGTTGCCACAATCCCAAATTCTGTCATATCCATTATTCTTCATGTTTTCCCACTCCGATAACTTCTCATCATATTCTTTCAATAATTTCGGTAACTTATGCTTTTGAAAACTCATACGATGTCTTAAATCTTTATAGTTATTCACAATGTAGTAATAATTCGGTGGTGTATATCCAACAAACTTAAACCCAAGAGTATTATAAATCTCACCTGAGAAATATCTACGGTCACTATAACTAACAATTTGCTTATATGTATAATTATTTATAAAGTGACTGAATAACTTACTAGCTCCTCCCACAACAACGGTATCTAATTTATTACAAAATCTCATTAACTCCCAATCACTTTCTTTGTCAAATCGTGAAGTTTTCCTAAATGACATTAACGACACCAGTTCATCATTTTTATATAATCCAATTTTAATGGTTGACTTATCTTCTCCTTGTAAATGATTATTATTTAAAAATTCATTTTTTTCTTTAATAGGAACTTCTCGTATTTCACATTCTCTAGCATATATTTTAGAAACATTGGTGGTAATATTTAATATATTTTTAATGACTGATTTAACTATTTTTTCTTTATCATTTAATTCATTTTCGAATATATGAACCAAATGAATACCATGACATGAACATGACTTGGTTTTATTCAAATGATATGATTTAGTTAATTTCTTGCCATTTTCACTATGCCAATATAATCCATTTAATTCCACAGCTATATTTTTCTGAGGTATATAAAAATCTAATTCTTTACCAACCAAGACAGTTCTATCCCTTTGTTTTATAATTACATCTTTAGGTAAAATTTCTTGTAAAAATCTTAAAAATTTACTTTCCGCAGTATTAACCCTTTCAGGATTACAGAATTTACAAAAAACATCATTGGGTTTATATACATTACTTTCAAATTGTCTATCACATTTTAAACATTGGAACATGTAGTTAAAATTAAAGTGGTAACCTTTATAATCTTCAAATGAACAAAGCATCTTAATCTTACCTATGTCAAATAAATTAGATAGATACTCATAATGATTTTTAAATTTAGTATTCTTAGTACGTTCATTAATATCATCAAGTTGGCCTTTAGGTCTACTTGACATTGTTTTTTTAATCTTATCAATGTTATTATAATGTTCTATACCATATTTAACCAAATTATTCTTTTTAACAACATCATACCAGTCATCTTTCTTACTTATCCAATCAACTCCATACTTATCCATAACAGCATTTTTTAAGTTTTGTTTACCTCGAACTGTTTTCATTGGATGTGTACCATATTTATCATCAAATGTCTTTTTAACCCCATTTCTATTCTTTTCTTTGGTTTGTTCATTATTACAACTACACTTTTTACTACAAAAAATTTGTATATTTCGTTTATAAAAATTAACATCAAATTCATTATTACATGTAGGACATGTCTTTTTTACTGTTGATGGATTTGTTTTTAATCTACTCATAATTATATTTAGGTTCCTATATTCTATAAGTATTAATCAAATTAGTCAATATATAATAAAAATTGTTTTTTTTAAATATTTATTATATAGAAAAATAAACTATTATTATTGGTAAGTATATAATAAAATACCGATAATTAAGTTAAAGAATTTCTATAAAATTAATCAAACTGTATTTGAATAATAATATATGAGAGATGTATTAACAACAGCAGAGGACAAATAATATGGCAGATTTACTAAATTCAAATGAGATATTCTATCGTAATTGGGAACCTAAAGTAAAAAATCGGTTTATACTTTACATGGACGGTATTCCATCTTTTTTAATCAAGAAAGCAAAACGTCCCTCATTCAAATCCGAAAAGAAAAACCTTGACCATATCAATTTACAAAGATATTACAAAGGTAAAAGTACTTGGGACAGTGTTACTATGGAACTTTATGACCCAGTAGTACCAAGTGGTGCTCAAGCCGTTATGGAATGGGTACGTTTAGGACATGAATCTGTCACAGGTCGTGACGGATATCAAGATTTCTACAAGAAAGACTTGACTATCAATGTTCTTGGTCCCGTTGGTGATAAAGTAGAAGAATGGACACTCAAAGGTGCATTCATCGAAACAGCTGATTTCGGTGAAGGCGATTGGGCTGACGGCGGTGAAGCATTCACCATTTCTTTAACCTTGTCGATTGATTACGCAATTCTTCAATATTGATAAATTAAATAATGTTTACATAAAGACCGTCATTCAATATAAAAGAATGACGGTTTTTCTTTTATATACTTATATTTATATACAATGAATAAAACAGCTACACTTACATTTGGAAGATTTCAACCTGCTACAATTGGTCATAAACAATTAATTGACAAGATTGTAAATTTAGCTGGAGGAGGAGATTATTATATATTTACATCTCAAACACAGGACGATGAATCAAATCCATTAGAATATAGTGAAAAAATTGGATTTATGAGAGCTTTGTTTCCATACGCAGCCAGTCATATAGTTCAAAATGAAAAAATAAAGACTATATCAGAAGTATTGGAGTATTTACAAAAAAAAGGATATACTGATATTGTTTATGTTTGTGGTGAAGATAGAAAAGAACAATTTAATAAAATATTACATGGTTATGGTGTTAGTGAAAAAGAAAAAGCAAGAGGAAGAGTACCGTTTAATAGTATTCAAATAGTTAGTAGTGGTCAACGAGATCCTGACGCAGAAGGCATATCTGGAGTAAGTGCAACTAAAGCTAGGGAATATGCCAAAACTGGCAATTGGGAATTATTTAAAACCATGATATCCGATGAAAAAGTTGCTAAAGATATATATAATGCATTACAGGTGGTTATGGGTAAAGATCCAATAAATGGAGATGATGCATATAAATCAAATAAACAATCAATGAAGGAATCGTTTAGAAAAATTATCATGAGTATGTTGAAAGAAGAGGAATTTGCTGAAAAAGATAGAAGTAAAATTATTGCTTTAAGAAAAAAAGTTGCTGCGGATAAAGTAAAAGAAAAAAGTGAAATTGAAAAAAGTGTAGCTGGTCAATTGAAATTAAAACAAGATGCTTTTAAAATGGCTTTAAAAGATACGAGTCCAGAAGCTGATAGTAAAATTGAAAAATCTAGAGATGACGTTGATAAAAGTAAAGAAAGTTTGGATAGTGCTAAAAAAATTACCACGGCTGCAAAAACCGAATTAAGTTCAATCAAAGAAAATATTTTAAAAGAAGGGGTAAGTGATAGAATAACATTGGAACCCAAAAGTAAGTCAGAAGTGGAAGAATTAATATCTAAACATTATTTAAGTAAATATCCATCTGCGGTATTTAAAAACTATGGTATAATGTATTTAAAAGATGATGGAAGTAAAGAAATGGTCGGAGCTATATTATATGGACAATCTACTAAACCCAATGAAAATTTAGATATAGCCATAGATGATGGAGGTAATCCATTAATACAATCAAATGAAATGTTAGAATTATTAAGATTATACCTTACTCCAGAAACAAAACAAAACCCCGAATTAAAAAATTTAGCATCATTTGTTATAGCTAAAGGTAATAAACAAGTAAAAATGGATAAACCAGATTTGAAAATTATTATAACTAGAGCTGATAGTGGAGTGGGTCATACAGGTGCCATTTATCAGGCTACAAATGCTATATATTTAGGTTTAAGTGATGATAGAGTTAGATTAGCTGATAAACAAACTGGAGATTTTATATATAGAACTGATAGACTTAAAAAATATGGATTTGATACCATGAGAGATGCTGTTAAGGATGCAATGCATAACCAAGATAGTCCATTAAAATTGAAGAAAATGAGTGGTAAACATTTTTATATGTATATTGTCGATGATAAAAGTAAAAAAGCTATATTAAGTGGGTTAAAGAAAACAATACACCCATATCCAAAAAAACAAGAAATAAAATAATTAAATAATTATACATCTATATATGTATTAGTATATAGATTAATTATAAAGTTATGGAAGAACAAACAATTAGTATTACAAGACCGCAATCATCTGGTATTAGTACACAACCTAAACCAGAAACAAAATATCCCACTGAAACAATAGAATTACCCAGTAAAGGTCATTTCTATGATATATCCAATCCACTTAGTACTGGTTTAGTCGAATTAAAGATGATGACAGCCAAAGAAGAAGATATTCTCACCAATGAAAATTTAATTAAAAAGGGAGAAGTATTAAACAAATTGTTGGGGTCATTAATTGTTAATAAAGATATAAGTATAAAAGATTTGTTAATTGGAGATAAAAATGCATTGTTTATATCATCAAGAAGATTAGCATATGGTGATAATTATGGACCTCTCAAAATAACTTGTAAACATTGTCAACAAGATAGTGAAACAACCATAGATTTATCCGTAATCAAAAATAAAGAATTTGATTTTTCTAAATTTGAAAAAGGTAAGAATTCATTTAAATTCTCTTTACCATATAGTAAACATGAAATAGAATATAAAATTCCCTGTGGCGAAGATGAAGATGTTATCGAAGCCGAATTAAAATCATTACAAAAAATTAATAAAAATAACAGTTCCGAAATAACTACCAGATTAAAGAACATTATTGTATCTGTAAATGGAAATAGTGATAAAGGAGCTATTAGAAAATTTGTGGACACTGAATTACTGTCAAGAGACAGTATCGCATTGAGAAATAATATAAAACAAAATACTCCAGATTTGGATTTAAATTTTGATTTTACTTGTGAACAATGTGATAAATCGGAAAGGATGGATGTGCCCATGACGGTCCAGTTTTTTTGGCCTACCTCCTGAATATAGGGTTTTCTTACATAAACAAATATTCGAATTAGCTTATTATTCCCAAGGGGGATTTAATCAAGATATAGTGTACAACCTACCTGTATTTCTAAGAAACTTCTATTATAAGTGTTTAGTTGATGCTAAACAACGAGAAACTGAAGAAAGTGACACTACAAGTTCGGAATCCCCAAAAAATAATGTGGCAAAACCGCCAAAAGTCAAATAATTATATATTTATATAGTATAATATAAAATTATGGCTGACAAAATAGATTACAAAACTCTTGCCGAAGAAACCAGAAAACTGGCCAGTTTAGATGCGGAACGTAGTGAAACAATTAAAAGTGGTATAGAAGGTTTAACGCAACAACGTGATTTAATGGGTGAAATTGCAAAGCATGCAAAAGGTCAAAATCAAGATTTCGACAAAATTAGTAAATCATGGGGAAAAAATATAGAAAACTTATCAATATCTGCAAAAATTCACGAGAAAATTAATGAACATGAAAAATCACTAGAAGCTTATCAAGGTTCTTTAATGCGAGATTATAAAGAAATTGAAGACTTAAAGAAAGCATCAAAAGATTTGTCAGGAGAAGCTTTAGGAATAGCACAATTACAGATACAAGCCAATGAGGAACAAACTCGAGCAAACTATGCAGGTTTAAATAAAGTTGCGGGTCAAATGGATAGAATGAAAGCTGCCCAAATTGGAACCAATGCTGCGATGGGTGCAATGGATAAAATAACTGGAGGACTTTCGAGTGAATTTGGAAATTTAGCAAAAATGGGAGGTCCTTGGGCAATAGCAATAGGTGCAGCAGTAGCAGTTTTGAGTAAAGCATTTCAAATATTTGAGGGAATTGATAAAGCTGCCACGGATGTTAGAAAGTCATTTGGAGTACTTCGTAGTGATGGAGCCGCATTTCAAAAGAACATAAATGAAATTGGTATGGAAACGGCACATTTAGGAGTAGATTTTGCTAAAGTTGGAGAAACTATAAAAGCTATAGGAAATAATTTTAATACCTTTACTGCTCAAAATAAAGAATTAACAAAAAACATAGCAGTATTTAGTACACAAATGGGAGTATCTGCTGACGAATCCGCTGAGTTTTTAAAGAATCTTGGTGGTGTAACAAGAAGTACGGCTGCTTCAAATCAAAATTTAATGGGATTTGCCGCTCAAATGTCTAAAGCTGCAGGGGTTCCTCTTGGAAAAGTAATGAAAGACGTATCTGAAGCTGCTAAAAACAGTTCGTCATATATAAAAGCCTCAGGAGTTGCATTAATTAAAGCCGCTGTAGAAGCCAGACAGATGGGTACATCATTACAACAAATGGCTGATACCTCAAGAAAAATGTTAGATTTCCAAAGTAGTATTGGTGATGAAATGGAAGCCAGTGTACTATTGGGTAAAAATGTAAACTTTCAACGTGCTCGTGAATTAGCTTTTAGAAAAGATGCTGTAGGAGCAAGTAAAGAAGTATTAAAAATTGCCAAACAAGTTGATTTTTCAAGTATGGATCCATTACAAATGGAAGCATTCGCAAAAGCTTCAGGAAAATCTGTAGGGGAATTACAGGATATGTTACAAGCTGATAAAGAAATAACAAACATAAAAAGAAATGGAACCAAAGAACAAAAGGCACAACTTGAAGCATATGAAAATATGAAGAAGATGAAGGAAAAGGAAGCCAAAGACACAGGTGCGGAATTCTTAAAACGAATTCAAATGGAACAAAATCAAGAAAGAATGGCAGCATTACAAGCCAAAATAAATCAATTGTTCATGGAAGCAATTAAGCCAATTGTTGATGCTATGGATCCAATAATGGAAATTGCTGTGAAATATCTTCCTAGTATTATTAAATATTCCATCTCACTATTCGCATTCATAAAATTGTGGTCAATCGGATTAAAAGTTGTAGGTGCCACAATATCAATGATTGGAAGTGGACTATCAAAAGCTTCTGGAATGATTGGAAAAATAGGATCCATGTTTTCAAAAATTGGCACAACGGTTTCTAAAATTTCATCATTTTTAGGAAAAATCATTACACCAGTTGTAAAAATTGCTGCACCTGCTGAAAAAGCTTTAGGATTTTTTGGTAAAATTGGTGGATTTGCGATGAAAATATTAGGAACATTTGGTAAATTTTTAGGTCCTTTAGGACTTATAATAAATGTAATTCAATTTATTGGAGCTTTAATGAAACGTTGGCAAGAAACCCCTAAAGGGTTTCTAGGCGGGTTGAAAGCTATAGGATTGGCTTTATATGATGTATTTTTAAAACCATTTGTTAATGTTTATAATTGGATAAACGATAAATTTCATGGAAAATCTCCATCTAAATTAGGGTTAGGAATTGTGACCGGATTAAAAGCTGTCGGTGGCATGTTATTGGATGTATTGACATATCCATTTAAATTATGGTATAAAGTTGTGAGTGGGATAGTAGGAACAGTATTGAAAGTTTTACTATTTCCATTTAAGATGATAGGAAAAGTGATTGGGTTTGCATCATCAATAGGCGGATCAATTGGTCGTGGAGCTAAAGGGGTATTTTCATCTAAAAAAGAAGAACCGACAACGGAAATGAAAAGTGTAACACCACTCAAACCAACCCCAATGGAAATAGCAAATAAATTAGGATTAAAAGTCGAATCAAAAGAGAAAGAATCTGCAAAAGAAGAAAAGAATCCAAATCAACAACTTGTTCAAAAAATTGATGAATTGATTAATTTAATGAAATCTGGAGCTATTGGAGTTAACATTGATGGTAACAGAGCTAGTTATTTATTAGCCAAGAATACTAGAGAACGTGGTGGATTAGGAGCTACTGCTTAATATTTATAACATATGGCAAATTTAAATAACATAGATGGTACAATATCAACAACTAATAGTCAAATATTAGGGGCTGGGTTAAAATTACCAATAGGATTTAATAATAGTCGTAAAATTGGAGAATTGGAAGCATTGTATAGGGTTAAAGGAAACGCAAAAGCTATTTATAATAAATATTCTTATAAATTACCATATAACGGATCATATAAAATTGGAGATACCCAAAGTACTTTTCAATGGGGTTTAAACGATGTTAAATTAATTTCGAGTTGGCAGTTTTCCAGAACTGGTGCACAATTTGCTATAAAACAAGCATTATTACAAGGATTAAACTTATTTAATGAAACTAAATTATATAATCCTGCAATGCCAATTCTTGGTGCTACAAGTCATGCAAGTCTTGGATTAATACAAAGTCCAACTAGATTTATTGAACCAAATTTAG